GGCAGCCATCCATGAACGGATGGCTGAGGTGGGCATTTCCAACGCCGGGGCTTATGTACGGAAAATGGCTCTGAATGGGTATATCCTGCACATCGACCTTGCGCCCGTAAAAGAGCTGATCTCTCTGCAACGGCGCTGTTCTAACAATCTCAATCAGGTTGCCATACACGCACATACCTATGGCGTGTACCCGGAGGAAATCGACGGATTGAAGCGGGACTATGAAAAGCTGTGGGGCGAGGTGTCAAAGGTGCTGCGGGAGCTCTCCGAGCTGGTGGCAAAGTAAGACGAGGGCGGCAGGTTCCGATGTTGGGACCTGCCGCCTTGTTCTTTTTACCATCTATATCTATGTTTCCGAAAATGTAATTCCCGAAGTCCAGCCTCTTTACAAATAGACGATAGAATTTTTAGTATTTCTTCTCGTGTAGAATTAAGCCATTCAGCAAGCTCACGATCATAGAAACAATAAGCGACATCTTCGCCTGTGCCATATGTCGAATAGGCGTTTTCCTTTTTGGCTATTTTCAATCGTCTGCGAATTGCTGTTAGCATATCAGTGATAGTATAGAGTTTTTCTCTCCATAAAGAGTTTTGGACAGAAGATTTTCCATCAGCCTGTTTTAATATGGAGCCATCACGAGTTCTTAGTACCCCTGTATTCAAGGCAATTAGCGTATCTTCAATCGCTTTATCAAAATCCTCCATTCGACCTTCTTGATAAATGTCATCTTGAAAGGCTGGACGATCAAAGCACTCCAAATAAAATTGGACAAGCTCTTTATCTTTTTCAAAGGCAGGTGTGGAAGAAGTAGTTTCGACTTCCAAAATTGCTGTCTGTTCTGCAAGCTGCTTCCAACTTTGTAGCAGTTCTTTAGGATAACGAGTAATATCCGTATCAATCAATTTAGAACAAGACTGGCATAACCAAATTCCATTTTCAAACGACTTTCTTTCTTCGGGTGTCATAGAAGCGTCATAGCGTGGACCGCCTTGAGCCGCTGCACAGATATGAGCTGCTACCCCTATATTTGTAACTTTTTCAGGATTAGTATTTGCCCCACAAGTCAACTTTCGGCAAGCAGGATTACTACATCTTCTACCAACCCGATTTGCCAGTAATTCCTTTGTTGCTGAAGTAAAGTCGTCTCTGATGTTCCCCATGTTCATCACCTCGTCTAACTAAAATATTGATTTCATTATATCATAAATTTTACTGATATAACACCCCGCTTTTTGCTTGAATTTGCTGAAAAGTTCAGTTTTGAATATCTCCGCAAATCTCACAAAATCCCGCTATTTAGTAACAAATTAGTAACAGATTACATCAGGTCATTGACCCTTGCCTGTACTGCTGCATAATCATAACCTTCTGCGGTGATCTTGTCTTTTCTTTCCTGACCGTTGCCATACTCACCACGGATGACCGCCCTTGCAATTTCATCAATGGATTTCTTAGGCGTTGCTCCACAAAGTTCATTGACCTTGTTCTGAACTTCATCATAAGAATAACCCGCCTGTTCAATGCGGTTCTTTCTGTCCTGACCATTACCCCAAGCACCATTGATGACTTCCTGTGCAATTTCATCAACAGATTTCTTTGGTGCAGTGCTTACACCCAAGATTTCATTGACCTTTGCCTGAACTTCATCATAGTTGTACCCGGCTGCTTCAACTGCCGCCTTACGGTCTGCACCGTTGCCATACTTGCCGTTGATAACGTCCTGTGCAACTTCATCCACTGATTTTGAAGGTGTCTGTGGTGCAGCACCGTCATACTGTGTCAGGTTGTTGTCCCTGATAACACGCATCAGGTTTGTGACATAGGTGCTTGATGTTGCATAACCGTCTGCCTTGATGTTCTCCACATAAGTCTGTGGGTCAGTAACACCTTTAAGGTTCGCATATCTTGAATAGTTGATGAAATCAAAGTAACCCTTGACACCATCTTCCATAGAATCGAATACACGGAAGTTGTCACGAATGTTCGTGTGAACCCCCGGTGTGTATTCCTCTGATGTTGCCATGTTGACAGACTTACCAGTCCAAGCACTTCCACACTTCAAACCGAAGTAATTATGATACTTGGCTGCAAGACCTGACTGTCCCCAACCACTTTCAAGAATTGCCTGTGCAATGATTGGACTGTGTACCTTGATACCATACTGTGCAGCATACTTGATAACATAAGCTGCAACCTGTGAAATAAATGTCTGTTTATCCATAATTATTTACCCTCACTTTCTGTCTTTTTCTGTAAAATGTCGATTGCCTTGGTGATAACTGCCGGAAGTGGTAACCCCATAAGTCCCGCATTTTCCACAAGGGAAATTGTTTCATTGGCAATAAAAGCAATGATGACCGCATCACGGATGTAATTTGTGCCAATGACTAAATCAAGGCGGTAAGCAACCAGTACAAAAATCAGGGTCATGCATTTTCTGCAAAGACCTTTCCACCCCGCCTTACTTTCAAGTGAACCTGTGTCTGTCTTGGGACTGTTCTTGAACACCCCCGCAACAATCAGTCCTGAAATATAATCAAGACCCATGAAGATCAGAAGGGTTGTAAGTCCCGCATCCCAACCACCAAAAAAAGATGCGATTGCTGAACCAATCACACCTAATACACTGCAAATAGTCTGTTTCATTTTCTCTGTCCTTTCTGAACATAAAAACAACCGCTTGTGACCTCATATAAGGGTCATATAGCGGTTGTTTTTGTTCCTGTGATAATTTCCTTGTCTGTTGATTACTCTGCTAATTCAGGGCAATCAAGGTCAATCAGAACTTCCTTTACTTTGTCCTTGATTTTCTCAGGTACATCAGCAAAGGTTTTCTTGCCCTTAATGATAAGAGTTGCATAGATCACTGCCATAGATTCCACATCCTTTCTGAATAAAATTTTTATGATGAACTGAAACAACATCAGTTACCACCTTCTGCCAGTTCCGGGTGTCCTTCATCAATAAGCACCTGTTTGACTTCATCCCTGATCTTGTCAGGAACATCATTGATTGACTTCTTACCCTTGATGATAAGTGCTGCATAAATGTTTGCCATATTCTCACCCCTTCCTTATGCCATCATTTCATAGATTTCACACATGGCTTCCTGTACCTGTCTCATCTGATCTTCCAAGGATGCGTTTCTGTCATCAATCATTTTGATGTATTCATCCTTGGTGTACTGGGTCAGGTCATATTCATAACCAGTGAACCCCGGCTGTTCATCTGTCCCGGCTTCTGTGACCGGGGTGATGTTCTCTGCAATCCAAACTGAATAGTCATCAATGACCTTCTGTTCAGGCTGCTTTGTACTGCGTACTTTTCCGTACTCTTTCATGCTTTTTACCACCTTTCTTGATATGATCTTTATAGTACCTATCAGCATAAGGCTGAATTGGTTCAATATATTTTTCAGACAATCGGCTGCTATCACAATATTTCAACCAACCCTTATAGGAATTGATTGCACACCATTCTGAATAGTTCATTTCCTGACCGCTTTCAATCTTCTTCCTGATTGCGGTCATTTTCCGTTCAAATTCCTGACAGGTGGATTTTCTAAGAAGGGTATCTTTCAAGAAAATCCTGTACCCTACAAAATCAATACCCCGGATGAACGAAGGGAATATCTGATAGTTGCCTTTTATTCTTAATTTCAAATTCTGTATGAAATATTCATTGATTTCTGCAAGTAACTGATGCAGTTCTTCTTTGGTTCTTGCAAAAATACAAATATCATCCATATAACGGTAATAGTGCTTTACCCGCTTAACTTCTTTTATCCAGTGGTCAAAACCTGATAGGAAGAAATTGCCGTCATACTGTGAAAAGTAATTCCCTATTGGAATACCGACACCTTCAATGAAGTCCTTGCCGTTTACCTTCACTATCTTGATTTCATTACCACAAGACCGATAAAATTCAATGTTTTCATCCGTTGCCGGACAAGTGCTGATTGAATCAATTACTTCATCAATCAGTTCAAGCAGTTCAGGATCTTTGTACTTCCGTCTGAACTTCTGTTTTAGTGTTTCGTGGTCAATGGAAGGGTAAAATTTCTTGCAGTCTATTTTCAAGCAATAGGTCATTTCTTCCGGCACGGTATCAACCGCCAACCGTAATTTCTTGTATGCTGCATGAATACCCTTGTTTGGTATTGCTGAATATGTGTCATCAGTGAAATACGCTAATAACTGCGGTTCAATCACCTGTAAAACCGCCCATTGTGCAATTCTGTCAGGGAAGAATGGAAGTTTGTATATTTCCCGTTCCTTCTTGCCATCCTTTTTCGTAAAAGTGGCATATTCCGAAGTTTTGTATAAATGGTTTTGAAGCATCCATTGCAGACCCGCCAAATAGTAGTATGGTCTTTTCTCAATCTGCTGAACTTCCTTGTACCATCCTTTGCCTTTCTTTGCGTGTTGAAACGCAAGATACAGGTTATCCATTGAACAGATTTTTTCATAAAGATTGCCATACCTTTTCACGCTTGTCTGTTCCCTTCTGTATGCACTGAACCGAACTTTCAACCCGTCAGGTGACGGTCTACTAATACAGCCCATGTATTTTGATGTTTTGCCAAGTGGCACGGTAATCAGTTTTCAGTACATTGATTTATAAGAACACCCCGCCATTTCTGACGGGGTGTTTCAAGTGATATTTGTGCATTTACTAACTGACTGCTGATATTCCGATTACGATTAGAAGAAGCATTATTCAGATTCCAATAGAAAGCACTGGCATTCAAGCCATTATTCCAATTAGCACCTAATTTAGTGACATTGGTTTTTTGTCTTTTTATCGTCTTTCTGCTTGAAAATCGTCATCATTAGCATCCTGATTACCTAAAAAAAGTGTAGTTATGCTGTCATGCTGCTATGCTGCAACCTTTTTTCGATACACCAACCGACCGCCGACATTCCGACTACGACCAGAAGAAGCACTATCCAGACTCCAACAGAAAGCACCGGCACCCAAGCCATGATACCAACTAGCACCCAATCTAGCGACACGCCAACCAGTACCGTTCTGATTCCAACAATAATCACCAACAGGAAGTGCAGTGTTTCCGTTGAACTCACCCGGTAAGAACAACCAATCAAAATCTTCTGAATAACAGAAAGCGGAAATATAACCGTTTCCATACTTTGCACACATTCCTGTATCTTCATAAGGTGCTGCCTTACTGTCATCAGTAAAACCATGATCTGCAACATAGGTATCACATTCACCTGTGGTTGCATTTGCATAGTGATTGATTCCATCAATCCACCACCAAATGTTGCCCCAAAAGTTTTCCTCACCACGGTATGACACAATCTGAATACCGTTAGCATTGACAACTGAACCTGATGCATTACCAAGGGTGATCGTTGCACCTGTATTTTCTGTCATGGATGTTTTACCGTCATCAGTCTTTGAAACTGCACCGTTACCAATGACAGACTGCATATTGAAGGTTGCATATTCAATCAGCATGAGCATCTGTGAAGCGGATGCCGTCTGAACAACACCCTGTTCCCAACCAGTGCCACGTTTTTCAGCAAGTTTTCTGATATTGGCACGGGTTGCGTTCTGTGTAAGTCCTGAAAGCGGTTTTGCATTGGCAATACTGCATAACATATCAGCAGCAAAGTCAGCAACCTGTGAATCATCAAGAATGTACGCTGATGCAGATGCATCCCAAAGTGAACCTTCAAAGGCTGCAAGATATGCAACATCATTTTCCTGACCATTTACAATGAACGCCGGATGAAGTTTGAATCCCGCCTTTGGTGTATCTGATACATAGTATCTGATTTTTCTTGTGATTGCCCCCTTGGTTCTCTTTTCAGTTTTAAGCGGTACAACCTTGTAATAAAACTTTGGCTGTTCAACCATTACCTGAACGATTGTCCCCGCACTGAATTTCAGGTTTTCATCAGGTGATTCAGTACCTACCGGGTTACGGTCAACCGCCTGTGTCAGTTTTCCAGTAGTGGAAAATCCGGCTTCACCGTAATATGCAGCAACACGCCCGTCATTGGTAAGGTTGCAACGCTTTCTGCCACCAAAGGCATTGATTCCGTCAAATCCTGAACCCGCTGAACGATTTACTGCCCCGGCAAGTCTTGTGAACTTTTTATTTTCAAAATCCACTTCAACACCATAAATGTCACCGTCTGAATATCCAACAAAGGCTTTCAGATCAGCAATTTCTTTTTCAAGTGCCTGAATGTCACCAATCGTTGCATACGCGCCCGGACTGACCGCAAGTGATACGTTGTCAGCGTTTCCTACTGTGGTATATAACTGTAAGTATGCAGCCGATACCGTAACACCGTTATATGGTGGCATATAACAGTTATTTGACTTTTCAATGCAGACTGCATACAGGATTTCACCCTTGTCAGGGTCAACGGCATATAAGCCAAGTGTACGCATATAGTAACCTTCTTTCAGGTCTACATTGGAATATGCTGCATCAATTTTGATTGCAACCTCATTTGTGCGGGTAACCTTGGAAACAAGGGTTGTCTGCTTGATGTTGCTAAGTGCGGTCAATGCCTGTAACTGACTTTCAGTGTACTGGGTACTGGAAGAACATACTTTTGTAAAATCAATGTTTCCTGACCCGGCAATCATCTTTGCCATAAGTGCTTGACCATTGTTTGTGATGTAAAGTTTTGAATACTCTGCCATCTTATCATTCCTTTCTATGTTGTTTTTATCTCAATGAAGTCTACCTGAACAACGCCGGATGCTGCCTTTGCATCCATATCTGCCCGGATTGTTTCATTAAAATCTGTTGAAATGGTTACCATTGCGGTATCTGTTGCCTTACCACCAAAGTTCACTGTACCCTGAACACTCACTGTTTCCTGACTGTCATTTGTGATGTTCAGCATTTCAGTCTGAACGATTCCACCACCAAAGACTGATGAACCGTTCACATCAAACACTTCCCGGAAATCGTTTGTGATGATAAATTCATTGATGAAGCAGATGCCACCACCAAAAAGAACAGCACCTTTGATGTTGCAAGGGATGCTGTTCTTAGATACAACCACAAGATTTTCAGGAATCATTGTGTTTATGATGTTTTCCAGTTCTTCCACCTGACCATATAATTCAAGGTCAGTGTCAATATACAGTGTGTACCCGGTCTTGAAATCACCAGTCACTTCAAAATCACTGTCACCGCAAAGGACAAGCAACTTTTGAAGTAAGACCTTCCAAGTGTACGGGATTGTGTTGAACCACTTGCTTTGAACCCTTGAACGCCTTGATTCAAGGGTATCATCAGCAGTTGGATATATTTTCAGCATCTTTTCAAATCTGCTGATTCCATATTCATCAGCAGTTGAAATGAAGCGGTTACGCAAGCACCTGTCAGTTGCAGTCCAAACAATACTAAATTCAGGGTTTTCCGCTTCCAGTGCTGCAACAGTTCTTTTTGAAGTAGTCAGGAAGTCGGGGAACTTCCTGACCTGTGAAACAAAGTGCTGTGTCATCTCGTGCGGTTGATTCTTCCACTTAACGGTTTCTTGGTTTAGGGGTAAAGTGCTGATTGGTTCAGCCTGTTCAGTTTTCTTCAAATAGTTCTGAATACTTTGCTTTCTTGCCCTACCGTTCCTGTTTTCTTCAACTACTTTAACGGGTCTTGTTTATTCTTCACACGCTCTGTCTGCTATCCGGCAGCCTGACCACCATGTCACTTGCGTGTAGCCCTATCGCTTCACCCGTTCCTTCCTACTTGCTTTGTTTTGAGTAGATGTTTTATCTACTGACACAACAATACCATTCAGTAGATAAAATGTCAACACTTTTTTATAAAAAATTTGATAAAAGTTGATATTCAATCTATTTTATGGTATTCTTTAAGCATAACCAACCGGGAAGAAGGTGATTAAATGACAATAGGTGAAAGGATAAAAGCAAGGCGGGATGAATTAGGAATGTCACAAGAAGAACTTGCACATAAGATTGGATATAAAAGCAAAACTTCCATAAACAAAATCGAACTTGGTATTCAGGAATTACGGCAATCAAAAATAAAACAGATTGCTGATGCACTCCAAACAACTCCAGCTTATATCATGGGTTGGAAGGAAACAGAAGAAGATCAGCAGTTAAAAAAGTGTCGTGAACTATTCAAGAAATGTCACGGTTCAGATGCTTATGATGTGGTTTCCTTGTATCTCACCCTTGATGAATCCGACAAAAATGTTGTAAAGACTATGATTGAATCATTGCTTTCAGCAGAAAAATATTCTGTTAAAAAAGAATCATTGAACGCATAGGCAATATCATCATGGTTGATTTTTCAAAAAGGTAACTGTTGGTAACGGGTAACTGTTGCTTTTTTATACTGTATATTTTACTTTTTATATTCTTATTCATATAAGATATTTTATTATTAAGAAAAATACTACCAAACAGATACCAACCGTTACTATATTGAAAACACTGTATTTGCAACAGTTACTTGAACCGTTACCAACCGTTACGAACGGTTACCACAAAGAAGGGAAGGTCAGATTTATGAAAAAAGTCATTAAACTTGTCGTTTTAGCAATCGTTGTTATTTTCGTGATTATGGTTGTGAAGGATATTTCAAAGAATCCCATTCAGAAAAAAGAAACATCATCAGAAGAAATCCCGGTCATATTAGATGCAGATGCCTATTCAAGAATTTCATCTGAACAGTTGATTGAATTACTTGGTGAACCAAAGTCAACGGAAGATTGGAACAATGAAAATTCCAAAGGCACATTTCAAATGCAGCTTTATACTTATGACTTAGATGGAATGTATACAGAATTTATTCTGTATGAAGATGCTGTTGTCAAGATCAGATGCTTTGCAACTGAACCGTGGGAAATCAAGAAAGACTTTGACAATGTGTTCAAAATGTTCAACATTACGATAAAAGATAGTGCAAGGAAGGTTGTTGACACGGGTGTTACTTATAAGTTTTCACCAGTATCAGACACCGTTGCAGAATTTGAAGTTTATAATTTTGATTCAGAAAAGCACACATTTGATTCAGTCTATATCACATACAATTTGAATTATTTTGATGACCCTAATTAACTGAACAAAAAATGAACCCCAACCGTTGCAGCGGTCAGGGTTCTAATAACTCTATACCAAGGAATAGGATGATATAGGCTATGCAGATACAATTATATCATCCATTCCATGAAATTTCAATCAGGAAGGAATGATATACATGGGAAGAAGAAACCCAAACGGTTACGGATGTGTAACCAAACTAAAAGGTCATAGGTCACGTCCTTGGGTTGCCAAGGTGACAATCTATGATGAAGAAGGACACGCCAAACAGTCACCAATAGGTTATGCCGAATCAGAAGAAAAGGCGAACATCCTATTGGCTGAATATAACAACAACCCTTGGGATATTGACCGGGAAAAGGTGACCTTGGTTGTACTCTATCAGCGTTGGTCTGAAATCAAGTTGCCAAGGTTAGGAAAATCAAATCAGCAGTCCTTGCGGGCAGCGTTCAAGCACTGTTCCAAATACTACGGTGTGAAGTACAGGTCAATGAAATCCTATCAGATGCAAGACTGCATTGACAACTGCGGGTGTGCATACTCTACACAATGGGCGATCAAGAACTTGTTCGGACACCTTGACAGGTTCGCATTTGAAATTGACCTGATAGATAAGATGTATTCACAAATAACCACCGCCCCACCAATACCTGAAACAACCCGTGAACCATTCACCCAAGAACAGATTGATGACCTATGGAGAATAAAAGATGACCCTTGGGTGAATACCGTGCTGATTTATATTTACACCGGGTTCAGACTTCAAGAATTACTTGGAATGAAAACGGAACAGGTGAACATCAAGGAATGGTACTTTGAAGGTGGTATCAAGACCGCTGCCGGAAAGTGCCGTATTGTTCCGATACATGAACGAATCAGACCATTTGTAAAAGCACTGGTTGATGAAGGAAACAAGTACCTGTTTACATATCAGGGTAAAAAGTTCAGTCAGGCAAATTACTATAAGTGTTGGGGTGAAGTCATGGAAAAGATAGTTGCAGACAAGACCCCGCATGAAGCACGGCACACCTTTGAAACACTTCTTGACAATGCCAAAGGAAACAGGAAATGTATTGATATGTTAATGGGTCATAAGTCAAAGGATGTAGGAAACCGGGTGTATAATCACAAGACTATTGAACAGTTACGGGACACCATTGCCCTATTAAAATAATATTTTTTGCACTGAACCAGTAACAAATTAGAAACAAAAAAGGCGGTAAATCCTGTATTTTCAAGGATTTACCGCCTTAGTTTCTGTATTATATCATAACTTTTTAGATAAAACCATCAAACTTCGGGCCAGTATGACCCGAAGGTTTGGGACAGGATTTACTAATCTTTCGCAACATTTATGTCCCCGGGCGGGCATGATAAAATAGAGGTAGGAAGGATAGATAAAGGAGGTTTTGAAGATGAAGATACTGCTGAAAATATTGGTTGCTCCCTTTGCTTTAGCGTTGTCCCTTCTGGCGGCTCTGCTGGTGTTCCTGTTTGATATTTGTGCCGTCCTGCTGACGATTGCCTCTGTGATCCTGGCGGTGCTGGGTGTCGCTCTCTTTTTCACGCCGACGCCCATAGGCGGGATTGTATTTCTGTTTCTTGCCTTCCTTCTTTCGCCGTATGGACTGCAAGCGGCGGCGGGCTCCCTTCTTTGGGCGCTGGACGGAGGCAAATCCGCTCTGTACCGGTTTCTGGCAAGTTAAGCAGCCTCGGGCCATACTGGCCCGAAGTCGGGGCGGTCTGGACGGGCCGCCCTTTTTTCATAGAAGGGAGGGATGATTTCTGGCTACCACAACTTTGTTGCAACGCCATGCAGGCGAAGGCGAAACGATTGCCGAGGCTATCCGGGATTGTCTGGACTATGGCAAAAAACCGGAGAAAACAGAAAGCGGAAAGTATATCTCCACTTATGAGTGCGACCCCGCTACCGTGGCGGACGAGTTTCTTTTGGCGAAAGCCAACTATGCCGCCATGACAGGCCGGGAACAGAAAAAGGCCAATGATGTGCTGTGCTATCAGATACGACAGTCCTTCTATCCGGGGGAGATCACACCGAAGGAGGCGAACCGTATCGGCTATGATCTGGCTATGCGCTGGACAAAGGGGCGGCACGCTTTTATCGTTACCACGCACACCGATAAGCAGCACATCCATTGTCA